CCGCGCTGCTGTGCCACGTCTGCGCGCCAGGTGTAGCCGGCAGCGGTGGCCGCCAGTTCCAGCAGTCTCGCATCATCACGCTCCGGCTCCAGCCGCCCAACCCCTCGCTCAACCTGACCCAAAGGGGCAGGCTGCGCCGTCTTGTGTTCATGCTTCATCTGCTGCCCAATCATCGTCACTTGATAGCCAGCCGCCATCCATGCACCAGCCGCGCGCCCGGCACTTCAGCGCCTGACTTGAGCGCAGCGGCAATGGCAGCTTTGTCGGCTGCTGGCGGCGGCGTCTCTGGCTGGCGCATAAATGCTGGAGGCAGCGCAGCCGCGTCCGTGATTTCCACACTGGGCGGACGTTTGGCTGGTTTTGCGGTCCATTCGTCCGTCTCCAGGCCCGGCAGCCCGGTGGCTTGCATCGCCTGAAGCGCATAGGCGCGCAGGCTTGCCACGCGCGCATCAAGCACTTTGACGCGATCCTGCATCCGCCGTGCGGCCGCGTCTGCCCCAGCGGCTACGATTTCCAGCTCCAAGCTGTAAGCGATGATGGCGCGCAGCTTGTCCTGCAGATCGCCCTGCAGGCCTTCAAGGGTGTCGGCCACGGTCTGCGGGTCGAGATCCAACTCGGCCAGCTGCTGCAGTTGCTGGCGGTATTCTTCGGCGATGTCGTACAGTTTCATTGCTGGCGCCTCTTTCCTGCCGCGCGGATAGCGGCATATGCAGTGCGGTCTTTGACTTCCTGGGCGGCGGCAAGGCCATCGGCGACCAAAGCAGCGACGTTATCGGGCGCGGCATCGGAGATGATGTCCAGCCAGTCTTGGAGGATGTTGGGCGCCATGCCAGCGGGTGCGACTTCGTGAGTGTGCGCGTCGGCGTCGTTGTCGGCCTCAGTTGGGATGCTGAAGGCTTGCATCGCGGCATACTTGTACGCGGCGCTCATCGCCTTGTTGGTGGCTTTGTCGCCAGAATCCATGGCCTCGCCATAGGTCTTGACGGTGTGCTTGCTGCCGTCTTCAGCGCTCACGAAGTCAAATTCGACACCGACCGTAACGTAGAACAGCGCGGTGCCCTTGGCGTTGGTGCGCTCCACGCAAACACGTTCGGTGCAGCGCGGGAGTATGCAAAGGCTATGCTTTGCCAGCAGCGGAGACAAGGCGTTGTACACGTCGTCGATGCCGCGGAATTTGTAGCCTTGCTGCTGATTGCTGCGGTCTTTGCTGATGCCTTCGCGCGCCAGATCCGCCTGCACAGCGTTGATTGCTTGGTAGACTTTCATGCGTCCTCAGAATGGCAGTTGTTGAACGGCCACGCGCCAGGCTGTCAGCAAGGAATAGCGCGGGCCGTGGGCTTTGCGGTAGAGCCGATAGACGGCCAGGAATTCGCGGATGATTCCGAGGCCTCGTCTAGCCCAGCCAGCTGCAGCAGCGCTTCGGCGGCTTCTTGCTGGATCAGGTCTACGGCTTGCCCGGTTTGCAGCTCGCGCGCCAGCCACACTATGTAGCTGAGTCGGGCTTGCGCTGCTGTCTGCAGGGCGGCGGCGGTGTCGGCGTCCATAGTTGTCTCTGTTGGTTCGCTCATTGCAGAACAACTGTCTCGCCACCCCACGGGTATTGGCCGTCGTCCTCGGCGGCGAACACACCCGCGCTGACGAAGTTTTCGACTGCCATGCAGACGTGATTCCATTCGGCAGCAGTTGGCGCTTCCCAGATTGCCTCTGCGCTACGGCCGGGGCCACTCATCGCATGGATGGCCGTGGCGACAGCGATGTGCGTTTCGCGGCTAGCGGCCCATTCGGCACTCACGACTGGCGTGGCGTATTGCAGATAGGTCATGTCGTTTGCTCTAGGTGGGTTGTCGATGTCGCTACTGTGCCCGCTGCTACTGGCGTTGACCATTAGGACAAACCCTAGGTTGCAGAGCTTGCGAGGATTGGCTATTCGTTGTTAGGCGCTTGCCACAGTGCGCGCACCTTTGCCCACACGGCGCGGTCGCAGTCCCATCCGAGTGGCTTGTATGCGTCGCCGCTCGCCCGCGCTTCGTCGTCGCGCTGAAACGCCTCGTCAATGTCCCTGCGGATCACAGCTTGGGCGCTCGGCTTGATGCTCGGCCACTGCTCAATCAGCCACTCGCTGCAATCGGCGGTGATGTAAGTCATGCGGCCAAGACAGTAGCGCACTGCGGCAATCGCCATCAGGTCGTCGCGCCCCCACGCGCCTAACTCTTCGCTTGAGCCGACCTCGCGCGGCGTTTCATCGTTGCTCACCGGTAATCCTCCCGTACATGAAATGCGCAAGACCCGTCGTCCTTCGGCCGCAGGCTCATCAGCGGATACCAGCGTTCCGGGTCATCGTGCTGTAGCTGCTCGCGCCTGGCGCATGTAGCGCACAGCGTCGCCACGCTGCATCCTCTGCAGCGGCTGATGTTGCTCGCCAGCGGAATGCGTGTCTTGTTCATCATGTCGCCAGCCACGCAATCGCAATCAGGCACCCCATAGCGCACACGCCGCAAGCCACGCCCCAGCGCCAGCCGGCAACGTAGCCCTGACTGTACCCTGCTGCATGCCCGGCACGCCTGGCAGACTCGCTGACCCGTTCGACGACACCGGATACAGGCGCAGGTTCTGCACGGCTGCGCTCGTTGCTGCTCTCGAAAATCATCACGGCCACACTCCCCACCAGGACAGCGCAATCGCGCCGGTTACGCCCACCACGGCGATCATCAAATCCTGCAGCCGCGTCGGCAGCATTTCGTCCACCTCGGCCTGCACGCGCGCATTGAGCGCGTCTAGATCGGCCAGCGTTTCGGGTCGCTCAAGATCGGTCACAGCAGGGCCTCCCCGAGTCGCTCCAGGCATTCCTGCAGGCGCTGCTGCTGGCGCAGTTGCTCGATGCGCCGGTACTCGGCCAGCGCCAGCTCGCGATTGCGGGCTTGCACTTGGTCAAGCGGCGGGAAAGGCCAGTGCAGCGGTGTGTCGGCGTCCATCAGGCATGCTCCACATCATGATCCATATCAGAGGACAAGATCTCAGCATCGCGGCAGATGCCCGGATCGGCGCGGTAAGCTTCGCGCAGCAGGTGCAGCGCACGCACGGCACGCTGCGAGTCATTGAACGCCAGCGCCAACAGCTCGGCCGGCGAGCACGGAAGGCCGGCGTCCAAGCGGTCGGCGATACGGCCGACATCGACCGGGCCTGGAACAGGCGTTTGTTCGCCTAGCCACCATGCAATCTGGTACGGATCGCGGTCTAGCTGATCCATCGCAGCGTCGTAGAAATCTACCCAGCTCATGCTGCCTCCTTGACCGGCAGGCTGTCGGCGGCGGCGGAGATCTCAGCGGCCAGCGCCAGGGCTTCGTCTCGCGTCAGGCGGACGCTGGCGCTGATCGAATCAGCGGTGTAGAACATGCGGATTTGACCGGTGTAGCTGTCGGCGCTGACGTACAGCGACACGCGACCAGCGTGGTTAGCCGTGCAGTACGTTTCGGTCCCGAAAGTGTTTTGCCGCTGGAACATGATTTTCCTCCGGCGCCGCCTGCCGGGATGGCAGTGTCTGCAGCGCATGGCGAGACTGTGCCATCGCACAGTGAGTCTGTGCATCAATTGTTTCTATCGCCTGCGCCCAGTCGATGCGAACAATTAATCAAGCGGCGCCAAAACAGGCGGCATGATGCCGGCATGAACTCGATGATCACCGCAGGCACCATACGCTTGCAACAAGCCAGCGACGGCACGATCCGTCTCATTTACCAAGCGCCAGGAAAGGAGCCATTCAGCATGGAGCTTGAGCCGCACATTCTTGAAGCCTGGGGCAAACGAGAGATGCGCAAAGCGCTGTTTGCTCCAGTGCGAGGGCTGCCAAAATGAAGCGCAACTGCTACGCCACCCAGGGCCGTCTGCTAATCGCACGCCTAAAGGCCAAGCCCCATACCTACCTGCAGATGCTGGCCTACGGCGTCAGCACCAGCCCATGGAAGCGTGTGCAGGAATGCCTGCTGGACAGCGAGGCACTGGTCAAGGGGCGCAGCCGGGAGGGCTTGACTACGTGGCGCGTGATTGCTGCGACCAAGTGGACCGCGTAGATTTGGATAGCGTATAAAGATCGCACGTCAGCACTCAACACGCCTCAACAGATGTACGCCAAAATTTTCACGCAAATCTACGATGGCACGCTCTGCACGCGCGGACCTTGGCAGGCACTGGTCACGTTCCAGCAGCTTCTAGTTCTAGCAGACCAAGACGGCAATGTGGACATGACCGCAGAGGCCATCGCTAGGCGGACGACCATCCCTTTCGAGGTCATCCGCACCGGCATTGAGGCCTTGATGCTGCCCGATCCGGAAAGTCGCACGCCTACGGAGAAAGGTCGCCGAATCGTGCCGCTGTCTGAAGGTCGAAGCTGGGGTTGGCACGTTGTCAACTACGCGCACTATCGGCGGCTCAAGCGCGAAGAAGATCGGCGGGACTACCACCGGGAATACTGGCGGAACAAGCGCGCACGCTTAACAGACTCAACAGACTCAACAGCTACGCAACAGGCTCAACCAAATCAACCCATAGCAGAAGCATATGCAGAAGCAAAGAATACAGAGAAGCCAGCGCGCAAGCGCGCGGCATTTCTTCCTGCACCAGCCGACGTAGACGCTCAGGTCTGGGACGATTGGCTGCAGCTGCGCAAGGCGAAGCGCGCACCAGTCACGGCGACGGTGCTAGACGGCGCACGCAAAGAGGCGGCCAAGGCCAGCATGACTCTGGAGGCGTTCCTGCGCGTCTGGTGCCGGCGTGGCACGCAGGGCCTGGAGGCCGCATGGCTGAGACCAGATGAGCGCAGCCAGCCTGCCGAGCCTGCATGGCGCACGGAGCAGCGGGAGCGCATGCGGGAGGCCTTAGGGCCGTATGCGGCCGGTCGTCGGCCGGTGTTGGATGTCCCCACTGAGGAAGCGCATGCTGCCCCACGCCTGGATCGATGAGCTGTTCGCCCGCCTGAGCGTGCGGTACGGCGCCGCATTCCTGCGGCAGTGGCCGGATGCGGACCTTTCCGTAGTGAAAGCGGACTGGGCACGAGCGCTGTCAGGCGTCAGCGGCGATGCCATCAAAGCCGGGCTGGACAGCCTGCCGGATCGTCCGCCGCTGTTGGCCGGGCAATTTCGGCGGTTGGCGCTGGAGGCTTTGCCGGGCGAGGAACGGCGGCAATGGGCAGCGTTGCCAGCTCCTAAGGTCGAGATTCCGGAAAGCGTGCGCGAGCGGCTCGCCCGTTTGCGCAGCCAGCAGGAGCCCGCATGAGCTACGCAGCAGGATTCGCTGTAGGTGAGCGCCAGGCATACGACGCGCGGTCTGCTGGGGTCGTCCTGGAGCCTCCGCAGGGCATCCCTTCTACGGACTGGGAGCGCGGCAGGCGCGATGCATTGTTCGCTCGGTCCCCTGAGTGGGCAAGCCGCAAGCCTTGCAGCGCAACATCTACCCCAGTGGCTAGACCGGCTGACGATTGGGACATATGAAGGACACCCGGCTATACGTGCTAGCCCATCCAGAGGCTCGCAAAAGAGCGCAAAAATTTATCGACGTCGCCCCCGATGGCTGGCAAGTCGAGTGCCGGCCGCCGCGCCGAAACAGCGCGATCAATGCCGCATTGCACTCCATCCTAGGAAAAATTGCAGCGCAAGTGCCATGGGCCGGCAAGATGCGCGAGATTGAAACCTGGAAGCGATTGCTGGTGGCAGCGTGGTGCAGAGCGCAAAACGATGGCGTTGAGATTTTGCCGGCATTGGACGGGCAGGGCGTGGACATCGTATTTCGTCCGACATCCAAGATGACCCAAGACGAGATGCGCGACCTTCTGGGCTATATCGAGGCATGGGCTGCAGAACAGCCAGAGATACAAGAGGATGAAGAATGAGGTGCGCTAAGTGCGGTCAGTTTGGCCACGCAGTAAAGGTTTGCCAAACCGTGCCATCGCCAAGAGCTGGCACTGACTGTGGCGGAATGTCGTCGCTTGACCGAATCAAGGGGCGATGCACGATTGTGGATGTGTGGGCACCGATCCGTGCATGCGTCAACCGGTACATCGCTGGAGGCGGACGCATACCATGGCGCTGCAAGGCGTGCAGCGATTCCAAGAAAGCGAAGGCTGGGCCGTGCAATGCGTGAGATGCGGACGGGCAATCAAGTCGCCAGCAGCGACTGTGCAGACGCGCGGCAGACCGATGGCTCTAGGGCCAAAGTGCGCGCGGCTTATGGGCTTGCTGAATCCGCAACACCGCCAGCCCACGCCCACGACCGGCCAGCAGCCGCAGGACGACCAGCTGCGGCTATGGGATGTAGAGCCGTGATGTTCGACGTTCCAGGCGAGCCGCAGGGCAAGGGACGCGCAAGACAGACGGCGAATGGCCGAATGTATACGCCCGCCAAAACCGTAGCTTATGAGGGTCTGATCGCAGTCGCAGCACAGCAGGCCATGCGCGGCTGGGATGGGTTGCTCACCGGGCCATGTCGGCTGGACGTGGAAATGGTCTGCAGCGTGCCGGCATCGTGGAGCCGTGCCAAGCGCCTGCAAGCACTCACGGGCGCGATTCGGCCAGCCAAGAAACCCGACGCGGACAACGTGCTAAAAGCGATATGCGACGGCATCAACGGCGTCGTGTGGCACGATGATGTCCAGGCCGTGGAGGGCCAGTGGACAAAGGTGTACGGAGACAAGCCGATGGTGCGCGTCTTGGTGGCGCAGATCGAGCAATGACAGCGTTTCGGGTAGTGCATCAACAGGTCGCACGCAACCGGATTGCGGCGGCCGTGGCAAAGAAACGCCTGCAGGACGGCATCCGGGACGCGCTGATCGATGCGTACACGCTGGAGCCCGGAACCCCGCAACCTGGGACGTATCACACGTTCGGTGAATGCCTGACCCTTGCAATAGGCCTGGCCGACATGCTGCAATCGACCGAAGGCGTGGCCGAAATGCAAGAAGCGCACAGCCGGTGCGTGGCGGCGGCGCAATCGTCGTTCCTGTGGTCCACCGAAGACGCGGCGATTTTGGACGATGGACTGACCATTGCCCAGCAGTACGTGCTGGCAGCCACCCCCATGCAAGTCCAGGCTATCTACCGCCAGATGCAATGACCTCAGAAGAAGCAAGAGTGCTGTTGCTGCGCCTGACGGAAAAAGAGCTGGAGGCTTTGAAGGTCGCAGCCGAGGGCGCGCGGTGCAAGCAAAGCGGCGACCTGTGCAGCCTGACGGGTCGAGGCGTTCAATACCGGCGCGGCCAGATCACCCGTAAGCTTGGCGTCAATATGTACCGGGCCTGCTGGATACTTGGCAGGGCCGGCGTATGAAGCGCAGCGGATTCGCGCGCCAGCCCCCAAAGCCCGCCAAGGTGTACGAGGCCCACACGCCGCGCGTGCGACCAGTCGCCAAAGCCACGGTACGGCTTGATCAGCAGGTACGACAGATGCCAAAGGACGAGATCCGCCGCGACCTGCGATACCGAGATGCCTGCCGCGCCATGCCATGTCAGCACTGCGGCGATGCGAGCCCCATGGCTGGCGTCACATGGGCGCACAGCAACTGGTCACAGCACGGCAAGGCCATGGCCCGCAAGGCCAGCGATGAGTACGTAGCGGCGCTGTGTTGGCTGTGTCACCGCTGGCTCGACCAGGGCGCAGGCAGTGCAGAGGTGAAGCGTGCAATGTGGGATGCGGCGCACGCGCGCACGGTGGCGCTTGGGCGGCAGATGGGCATATGGCCGGATAGCGCATAAATGCCACCCAGCCCCTATCGCACCTGTACCCACCCCGGCTGCAATACCCTGACGCAATCCAAGACCGGGCGATGTGACGCGCATCCAAAGCCCGCAGGATGGCTGCCCGATAGATACCGAGGCACAGCATCCGCAAGGGGATACGGTTTCGATTGGACTAAGCTCCGCACACGCATACTGCAGCGCGACCAGTACCGCTGCCAAGCATGCAAGCGGGCAGGCAGGGTGACAGCAGCGCAGGACGTGGACCACATCATCCGCAAGGAGGACGGCGGCACGGACGACCCGGGCAACCTGCAGTCATTGTGCCGGCCATGCCATGACGCGAAAACCTCCGCTGAGAAAAGGGCAAAACTATCGGCAAGGGGTGGGGGGTGAGAAAATCTGTGAAACAATCTTGCGAAAAGACCGAGCGTTGAACTCTTTTTTTGCATCTACGTTTCCAAACCCGGACACATGCCGAAACCACGCACGCCAACCAAACTACTGCAGCTGAAGGGCGCATTCAAAGTGCATCCTGAGCGCAGGGCCGAGCGCGAAGGTGAGCCCGAAGGCGACGGCTTGCCGGGCGACCCGCCGGATACTCTGACGCCTGATGAACAGGCAGCGTGGCGCGAGATTGTCAGCTTGGCCTACCCCGGCACGCTCTCCAGCGGCGACCGGCTTGCGCTCGAATATGGCGCGGTATTGTTGGTGTATTTGCGCCAGGCACGGTACATGGTCCCGGCACCGTTGCTGGGGCGTTGGGAGGCATTTCTGGCAAAGTTCGGCATGACTCCGGCCGACAGGAGCCGGGTCAAATCGACGGTGAAGAAGAAGGACGATGACGGCATCGGCGAGTTCCAAGCCGCAGCGTGACCACGCGGCCATAGCCCAGCAGTACGCGGAAGGCGTGCTGGCTGGCACCGTACCGGTCGGGCGCTGGGTGCGTGCGGCAGCCAAGCGGCATCTTGACGACCTGCAGCGCGGGCCTGAATTCCCGTACATTTTCGAGGCCGACAAAGGCGCGCGGGTTTGCCGATTCCTTGAGCTGCTAAATCACACAAAAGGCAAATGGGCGGCCCAGCAGGAAAAACTACGGCTTGAGCCGTGGCAATGTTTTCTCACGGTTGTGCTGTTCGGCTGGCTGCGAAAATCAAGCGGCAAGCGCAGATTCCGCACCGCATACGTCGAAATCCCACGGAAAAACGGCAAGTCCATATGGGCTGCAGGCATCGGCCTGTATATGCTGCTGGCCGATGGCGAATATGGTGCCGAGGTGTATTCCGGCGCCACGACCGAAAAGCAGGCATGGGAAGTATTCAGGCCAGCGAAGCTGATGCTTCAGCGCAACGAGAAACTAGCCGCGCACCTGAAAGCATCGGTATATGCCAAGGCACTAGTGGTCGAGGACAACGGCAGCAAATTTGAGCCGATCATTGGCGACCCGGGCGACGGCGCCTCGCCATCGTGCGCCATCGTGGACGAGTTCCACGAACACCAGACCCCGAATTTGTACGACACCATGGAAACCGGCATGGGCGCGCGTGAGCAGCCGCTCCTGCTGGCGATCACCACGGCTGGATACAACATTGCCGGCCCGTGCCACGACAAGCACGAAGAAGCCTGCAAGGTACTTGACGGCACCCTGGAAAACCACGACCTGTTTGCCTGCATCTTTGGCGTTGATCCAGGCGACGATTGGGCCGATCCGAAGGTACTTGTCAAGGCCAATCCGAATTACGGCATATCGGTCGATGCCGAGTTCCTGCAAAGCCAGCAGCGGCAGGCCATGCAGAATCCGCTGGCGCAAAACAAGTTCAAGACGAAACACTTGAACGTGTGGACCTCCGTGCTGGCCGGCGTCATGAACATGCAGCAATGGATGCTCTGCAAAGACCCGATGCTCGACGAGCAGGAATTGCTAGGCGCCGATTGCTGGATTGGCATCGACCTTGCCAGCAAATCAGACCTTTGCTCTGCGCAAAAGCTGTTCCGCAAGGTTATCAACGGGCTGCCGCATTACTATTTGTTCGGCAGATATTGGCTGCCTGAAGCGGCAATAGAAGAACCCGGCCCAAATCACGCCCACTATATGAAGTGGGTCAAAATGGGTTTGTTGACGCAGACCGATGGCAGTACCGTTGATTTCAAGCAAATCACTGACGAGGTATTGGCCGACTGCAAGGTATACAACCCGAAGGAAGTTGTCTACGACCCGTTCAACGCTACGCAAATGGCGCAGGCGCTGATGGAGCATAAGGTGCAAGCCGTCGAGTTTGTCCAAAACCCGGTGAACTTTGCCGTGCCGTTGGATGAACTGCTGGCAGCCGTCAAGGATGGCCGACTACACCACGACGGCAACGACATCACCGCTTGGTGCATGTCCAACATGGTCAGCAGGCCCGCAAAAAAAGGCCTTATGTCGCCGATCAAGCAAAAGCCGCATCAGAAGATCGACGGCGCGATTGCTGCAATCATGGCAGTGGCGCGGGCTTGCGCGACCGATTATGATAAGCCCAAGGAATACCAGATGTTTTTCGCATAGGGGCAGCAAATGAAGCGCGCATGGGCAGTGTTTGACGTCAAGGCGATGGATGACGAATACGGCGGCAAGCGCAAGTTTGCCGGCATCGCCACGACGCCCAGCACTGACCGCATGGGCGATATCGTCGAGCCCAAGGGCGCGGAATTCGAATTGCCGATCCCGTTGCTCTGGCAGCACGACAGCAGCCAGCCCATCGGGCACGTCACGGGCGCCAAAGTCACCGCAAAAGGCATTGAAGTTGAAGGCGAAATCGCCACGATTGACGAGCCGGGCCGACTCAAGGAGCGCTTGGACGAAGCCTGGCAAATGCTGAAGTACAAGCTGGTGCGGGGCTTGAGTATTGGCTTCAATGCCGTAGAATCCGCGCGAATTGAGGGGAGCTACGGTTACCGGTTCCTCCGCTGGAAATGGCTTGAGTTGTCTGCGGTTACAATCCCGGCCAATCAAGACTGTTCCATCACTGCGATCAAGCGATATGACGCCGCCGCGATAGGCAAGAAAGGCGTTGTGTTTTTGGATCGCCCACAATCTCATCCCGGCGTTTCGGGTCAAGTCGCACTGCGCAAAGGCGCGGTGTATCTAGACACCCGAAAGGCCCATGATGAAACTCCACGAGCAACTCGCCGCGTTTGACCTCAAGCGCAAGACGGCAATTGAACAGGCCGATGGCCTGATGACCAAAGCGGCCGAAGAAGGTCGCACTCTTGACGAGCACGAGTCCGAGCAATACGACGCACTGCAGGACGAACTGAAGACCATCGACGCGCACATCGCGCGCCTGAAGGCGCACGAGTCCGTCATGATTCAGCGCGCGGCGCCGGTCACCCCGGACGCTGGCAAGCCTGACGGCGGCGTCAAGATCGGCGGCAACGGCCCCATCAGCGTGCGGCGCAACCTGCCGCCCGGCACCGCGTTCACCCGCTACGTCGGCGCTTTGGCTGCCAGCAAGGGCAACCTGATGCAAGCCGAAGTGCTGGCCAAGCGCTGGGAAGCCGAAACGCCGGAAGTGGCGATCTCCATCAAGGCGGCCGTGGCTGCTGGCACGACCTCAGACACGACCTGGGCCGGCCCGCTGGTGCAGTACCAGGACATGGTGAGCGAGTTCATCGACCTGCTGCGTCCGCAGACGATCCTCGGCCGCATGACCGCCGTTCGCCGTGTGCCTTTCAACATCCGCATTCCGCGTCAGACTGCTGGCAGCTCTGGCTCGTTCGTCGGCGAGGGCGCCCCGAGCCCGGTGCAAAAGCTGGACTTTGACAACATCCTGTTGCCGTGGTCCAAGGCGTCGAGCATCGTGGTCATCACCGCTGAACTGGCCCGCCTGAGCAACCCCAGTGCCGAGGCTCTGGTGCGCCAGGACCTGATCGACGGCATCGGCCAGTTCCTGGATCGCCGCCTGATCGACCCGGCATTCGCGGGTGTGGCGAACGTTTCGCCGGCCTCGCTGACGAATGGCGTCGTTGCCCGTCAATCCACCGGCTCCACGCTGGCGGCGATTGATGCGGACGTGCGCGCGATCTTCACGACGTTTGCCAACGCTGAGTTGGGTCTGCAATCGGCGGTTTGGGTGATGTCGGCATCGCAGGCCATCCGCTTGTCGATGATCCGCACGAACCAAGACGAGCGCGCGTTCCCGGAGCTGTCGATGACCGGCGGCACGTTCTACGGCATCCCGGTGGTGGTGTCGAACAACGTCACCCCGAGCGGCAGCCCTGGCGATCAGCACATGATCCTTGTGGATCAAAGCAACGTGCTGTTGGCGGACGACGGGCAGATGATGATCGACGTGTCGACCGAGGCCAGCGTGGAGATGAACGACGCCCCTGCAGGCGGCGCGACCTCTCTGCGAAGCCTGTGGCAGAACGGCCTGATGGGCGTGAAGGTGGACCGCTGGATCTACTGGATGAAGCGCCGTTCGACGGCCGTCCAGTTCATCGACAAGGCGCAGTCTTACGCTTCCTGATTTCCTCCTGGCAGTAGCCTTAGCCCGGCCGGTTATAATCGGCCGGGCTTTTTTACTTGAGGCGTGGCAATGCTATATCTGACCCGGCAAATGGTCGCACTGAAGCCGCTTACATATGGGGGGCAGGAACTTCGCCCCGGCGACGTATTCGCGGCCACCGAAGTAGACGCTGGGTATTTCGCAAAGCACAAACGCGCGGCTAACCATGAAGCCGAAATCCAGGCGCCGATGATTGAGCCGGTTGCGGAATCGGTAGCCCCGGAACCCAAACTGCCGGATAATCCGCCCACGCGGCGCAGGCCAGGCCGCCCGCGTAAAGTCGAGGCACAGACACCAGAATGAGGCTTTTCGGGCTAGACATCAGCATCCGCAAAGCCGCGCCCGTGGGCACTGTGCCCGTGCGTGGCGCGGGTGTTATGGGCTGGGTCCGCGAGCCATTCGCTGGCGGCTGGCAGCAAGGCGTAACCGTAGATCCGCTGGGATCGCTTACCAGCTTCGGTGCGGTGTACGCCTGTATCTCCCGTATTGCTGGGGATATTTCCAAGCTGGAGCCGGTGCTACTGGACACCAGCGGGCCGGTCCCCAAGCGTGCGCCGATTACCTCGCCATTCTGGCCGGCATTGCGCAGGCCGAATGACTATCAGAATCGTATCCAGTGGCTCAGTTATTGGATCACCAGCAAGCTGACGTTCGGCAATGCCTACCATCTGAAGGTGCGAGAAACAGCGCGCGGCATGGTCAAGGGCCTAGTCCCGCTTGATCCACGCCGCACGACGCCAATGGTCGCGCCTGACGGGTCCGTGTTCTATACGCTTTCCAGCGACGATCTAGCTGGCGTGCCGGCTGGCCTCGTGGTACCGGCGAGCGAAATCATCCATGACCGATGCTGCACGCTTTGGCATCCGCTGGTCGGTATCTCCCCGCTGTATGCCTGCGGCCTAAGTGCCACGCAAGGCCTGCGAATCCAGGCCAACAGCGCCACGTTTTTCAGCAACGCAAGCCGACCAAGCGGCATGCTGACGGCGCCTGGCACGATTGACGAAGTGACCGCCAAGCGACTCAAGGACAACTGGGAGGAGAATTACTCCGGCCAGAATATCGGCCGGCTGGCGATTCTTGGTGACGGCCTGAAGTATGAGGCTATGACGATTCCAGCCGAAGCCAGCCAGATGATTGAGCAGCTGTCCTGGACCGTGGAAGACGTGGCGCGCTGCTTCTTCATGCCGCTGTACAAAATCAACTCGGGGCCGATGCCGACGAACAACAACGTCGAGGCTCTGGAAGTGCAGTATTACACCGGCTGCCTGCAGATCCTCATCGAAAGTATCGAGCTGTGCCTGCGCGAGGGGTTGGAAGTCCGCGATGGCATGAGCGTTGAGCTTGACCTTGAGGGCCTTGCACGCATGGACAGCGCGGCAAAGATTGACATGCTCGGCAAGGCCGTGGGCGGCGCGCTCATGAAGCCCGACGAAGCGCGCGGCAAGCTGCGGCTAGACCCGGTGCCCGGGGGCGACGCGGTGTATCTCCAGCAGCAGAACTACAGCCTCGCAGCCCTCGCGCGGCGCGATGCGCAAGCCGACCCGTTTGGCCGAGCGCCAGCCCCGCAGCCATCGGCGCCGCAGGACAGCAGCGACGACGAAGACACCGAAAGCCCGGACGATGACGAAGTTCCTGAGACTGCAACGCGCATGGCAGCCGACATCACGCTGAAGCTGTACCAAGAGCCCCCAGCCCTGGAGGCGATGGCATGAACGCCGACCAAGTGGTTACCGCCGTGCGCGATTACGTCCGCCGCAGTGTTGAGCCGTTCGTCGAGCGGTTGAAGGCGCTTGAGGAATGGCGGAAGACGCTGCCCAGCCCTGACAGCCTGCGCGGCAAGGACGGCGCACCCGGCAAAGATGGCGCACCCGGCGCTGACGGCAAGGACGCCAGCCCGGAAGCCCTGCGCGATGCTGTTGCCGAGGCGGTTGCCGCGATCCCGCGCCCCGTTGACGGCAAAGACGGCGCCCCCGGCAAGGATGGCCGCGACGGCGACCGTGGCGAGCCCGGCCAGGATGGCAAGCCCGGCGAGAAAGGCGCAGACGGCCGCGACGGGCGCGACGGCAAGGATGGCCGCGACGGCAAAGACGCCGCCGACATCATGCCTCTGCCCTCGATCGACGCCACGCGCAGCTATGCCAAAGGGACATGGGCGCAGCATGCCGGCGGCCTGTGGGTGGCCCGCCAGGCTACGCAGGGAATGGACGGCTGGGACTGCGTTGTAGTGGGCCTGCAAGCCGTGCAGATGCACGCCAGCGACGACCTGCGCACCGTCCGCATGGTCACCACGCTATCCACCGGCAAAGCCCTGGAGGCGTCCGTATCCGTACCTGCGATGCTGTATCGCGGCATCTGGAAGGACGGAGAGGACTACGCCACGGGCGATGTCACCACGCGCGACGGTAGCACCTGGGTACTTGTCGCGGATGAGCAAAAGGGCAAGCCCGGCGAGAACGATAGCGGCTGGCAGCTTTCGGTGAAGCGCGGCCAGAATGGGCGCGACGGATTGCGCGGCGAGAAGGGCGAGCGCGGCGCAGAGGGCAAAGCCGGGCGCGACCTGACGCAGATGACGCTTGACGGCAAACGGTATTGAAGGACACATCATGGCAGACGTAATCTATCCAGTCACCGGGCGCTCGATTTCGCTGCGCTACAAGGACATGGGCGACGGCACCTTTGCCGAAGTCGTGTCGGTCATTGGCGCTAGCGGCAGTGGTGCTGATGCCAGCGCAGCCAATCAACTTACCGAGATTGCGCGGTTGGAGGCCATCCGCGACCGGCTGCCGAGCTTTTCGCTGCCAGCCTACGACCACATGACCTTGGGCTACACCGGCAGCGACCTGACCAGTGTGACGTACCGCAGCGGCGGCGCAGGCGGCACCGTCGTGGCCACGCTGACGCTGGGCTACAGCGGCGGCAATCTCGTCACCATCGCCCGGAGCTGATTACATGAGCTGGACATTCAATCCGTTCACGGGTGCGCTGGATCGGGCGCCGCTGGCTGCGGCAGCGCAGGGTGCAGCCAACACCGTGCAGCTGTCCAATGGCGCGGGGGCGTTTCTGGCGGCGACTGGGGTTACGTCGCCGGGTGCGGGTCGGCTGGCGCTGGCGGCCGGGACGGTCACGGCATCGGCCCCAATACTGGACGCCACGCAGACCTGGAACAGCAGTGGCACGACGTTCACGGGTATTGCCTACGACGTGACCGACACCGCATCGGCTGCCGGCTCGATGTTGATGGATTTGCGGGTCGGCGGTAGTGGCAGGTTCAATGTCCGAAAAGACGGTCTGTTAACTGCCGCGTTCGCGGTGTTTTCAAATGGCGCCGGAGTAACGATCAACTTCAACGAGCCCGGCGCGCGATTCCCAAATACCGGTGTATTGTCGTGGACAAACGGCGCCGCAACCAATCCCTCTGATCTTGCGCTTGTGCGCGACGCCGCCGGCATCCTCGCCCAGCGCAACGGCACCGCCGCGCAGGCCTTCCGCGTCTACCGGACATTCACCGACGCGAGCAATGGTGAGTGGGCGTCAATGCGGTGGAGCGGCACCACGCTCGAAATCGGAGCATTCGCAAACGGTACGGGCGCGGCGCGAGAGGTACATCTGCTAACCGGCGGAATAACGCGGCTGACCATCCCCACGACGGGCGGGATTCTTGTGGGGGATATGGTCGTCGGGCGCGGCTTGGGGCAGGTTGATACAAACACCGCGACTGGTCGAGAAGCGCTCATCAACAACACCACCGGCAACAGCAACACTGCTTTTGGTCGAGACGCGCTTCGGGCCAACACGACGGGCGCCAACAACACCGCCGTTGGTCGAAGCGCGCTCTCAACCAACACAGACGGCAACAATAACACTGCGGTGGGGCCATTTGCACTTTTTGCCAACAACACAGGCGTCAACAACACTGCGGTTGGCCGAAGCGCACTTTTGGGCAACACCACGGGCTCCAATAACACCTCGATTGGACTGAACGCGCTTGCTGATAGCACCGTTGGCTTCAGCAACACGGCGGTTGGGGAAGGCGCGATCCAGGCCAGTGTTGCGGGCCTGAGCAATACAGCGTTTGGCAGAAGCGCGCTTCGCCGCATTGCAGGCAACAACAACGTCGCTGCAGGTTTCGAGGCCGGATTTAACGTGTCGCGCGGAGTCGCAACCCTCGGCTCTATCACTGGAGGGTCGGGCTACACCGACGGCACGTACAACGGCGTCACCCTGCAGAGATCCTCTGGCTCGACCTTTACCACATCGGCTACAGCAAACATCACTGTCGCTGGTGGTGCAGTTACCGCCATTTCCCTGGTAACGAGCGGCGCAGGTTTTCAGTCGACCGATACGGTTCTCACGGCAACGGCCGCCTCTATCGGAGGGACCGGAAGCGGTTTCAGTGTTCCCATTGCCACGCTTACGGGCGCAGTCAGCGACGAAAACACGCTGATTGGCTTCCGCGCCGCTAGCAACCAGACCCAAGGCAGCCGCAACATCGCCATCGGCGCCAACGCGCAACTCGACAGCCTGACCGGAAGCGACCAGATAAACATCGGCGGCCGGTATTTCCACGACCGGTTCATATACACCGAGCGTGCCGACCCGGCAGCGCCAGCGGCGGATCAGGCCGTGGTCTACGTCCGCGACAACGGCAGCGGGAAAACGCAGCTGTGCGTCCGATTCAGCAGCGGCGCAGTGCAAGTCCTCGCAACGGAGCCCTAATCCCATGACCCCTACCCCCATCACCCTGACCCTGACCCCGAAGCAAGCATCGGACGCCGGCAGCCTTATCGAAGCGGCTGGCAAAGCCATCGGTGCGCAATCCTGGGCCGCGGCGCTGGAGCTGCTGACCATGCTCCAGCAGGGCATGCAGCAGGCCGCCGAGGCCGATCAGCAGCGCATCCAGGCGCTGGCAGCGAACGCCCAACCACCGGAGGCCACGACATGAGCACCGTTTCCCTGGACATCGCGGCTTTGCCGCAGCCCGGCCCATTTGCGGATGACGCCGCGTATCTGCAGCACGTCCTGGCCACCGCGATCTCGTCCTGGCAGCAGCAGTATTCGGGCAGCACGCGGGCCGGCGCCGTGCTGGCTGCGCGACTGGCTGCCAATGCGGCGATCGACCCCAGCAACGCGAGCGGTCAGACCGTGCCGCTGGAAGTCACCCCCCGTCAGGCCGAGCTGGCGCTGCTGGCTGCCGGGATGGACGGCGCGGTGGACGCCGCGATTGCCGCGATGCCGGCCGGGCCTGCGAAGCGGGCGGCCGAAATCACCTGGCGGCGCTCGGTGGCCGTGCAGCGGTATCACCCGATGATCGTCGCGCTGGGTCCGCAGCTGGGCCTGACCAGCGAGCAGATCGACGCGCTGTTCGTCGCGGCCAAGGGGCTGTAGTGCGCCTGCTGTTCGTGCGCACCGACCGCGGCCTGGTGAGCCTGGGCTCGCGGCTGATCCGCGCCTATGAGGGCGGGCTGGCCAGCCACTGCGGCGCGGTGCTTGACGACGGCAGCGTAATCGACACCACCTGGCCGCACGGCGTGCGCGTGCAGCCGCGCGACGAGTTCCTCGCCAGCCGCGAGCTGGTGGCCGAGCTGGATCTGCCAGTGCCCGACGAAGCCGCCGCACAGGCATGGATGCGCAGCCGGCTGGGCCACGGGTACGACCTGCGCGACATCCTGAGCTTCTTGCTGTGGCGCGACATCGGCAGCCGCAGCCGCTACGTATGCAGCGGGTTCCTGCTGCGCGCAGCCCTGGCCGGCGGCCTGCACGTGCGCGAGCGGCACGACCGCTGGGGCGTGCGTCACATGCTTATACTGGCTGACCGCGATATCCCCACGTCCTAGCCATGAGCTTTTGGCGCATCCCGCGCTGCTTTGACGGCCGCACCGTAGCCGTGCTGGCCAGCGGTCCTAGCCTGACGCGCGAGGCTGTGGAGGCCGTGCAGCACCTGCCCTGCATCGCGGTAAACAACACGCACCGCATGGCACCGTGGGCGTGGGCGCTGTATGCTGCCGACGAGGAATGGTGGTACCACGACAGCAACGCGGATGCCCATCTATTTCCCGGCCACCGCGTCACCGTGGGCGATATCCCCGGCACACTGCGGCTGCGCAACACCGGCCGCAGCGGCTACGACACCGATCCCTACAGCGTCCGCACGGGCGGGAACAGCGGATACCAAGCGCTGCACGTGGCGCTGCACACGGGCGCCAGCACGGTCCTGTTGCTGGGCTTCGACATGCACGGCTGCCACTGGCACGGAAAGCATGCCTGGGGCCTGCGCGAGACTGCGCCGTCTACGTATCAGAGCTGGATCGTGGAGTTCCGCAAGCTGGCCGTGCAGCTACCCGCAGGCGTGCGCGTCATCAACTGCAGCCCGGACAGCGAGCTAGACGCATTCCCGCGTATGACGATTGCCGAGGCGCTGTGTGAAGCGTGCGCTTAACCTGCTGCGGGAAGCCCTGCCGTATCGGCGGCAAGCATTCGATGATGGTTTTAAGGCCCTGGGATATACGCTGGTAAAACGGCTGGACGACCCGCGCCCCGGCGATTGCGTCCTGGTTTGGAATCGGTACGCCGGATTCGACGAAATCGCACAGCACGCCAGCAGGCACGGCGCGGCCGTCTTGGTGGCCGAAAACAGCCCGCTGGGCGAACTGCTGCCCGGCATTTGGTACGCCCTGGCGCGCAACGACATCGCACTGTGCGGCGGTCAGTGGCAGGACCGTGGCCCTGAGCGCTGGGATAGCTGGGGCATCGGACTGGAGCCGTGGCGCGATGGTGGCGAGACGGTCATTTTCGGGCAGCGTGGCATCGGCAGGCCCGGCATCGCATGCCCCGCAGGATGGGCGGAGCGCATGCAAGAGCGCACGCGCGGGCGCATACGCGCGCACCCGGGCGGCGCACCCGCAAAACCCCTGCGCGCGGATCTAGAACGGGCTGGCGCGGCGGTGTCCTGGAACAGCGCAGCTGCTGTGCAAGCGCTCGTGTACGGCGTGCCTGTGTTCTACGGCTGCGCAGAATTCGCCATGCGTGACGCCTGCGCACCGGTCAGCACATGGCCTGCGCCGATCAAGTCCGACGAGCTACGATTAGCGGCATTCCGGCGTTTGGCCTGGGGAATCTCCCGGCTGGACGAAATCACCAGCGGGCAGGCATTGGAGCGGCTGTTATGAGGCTACTGTTCACCGGGCGCGGCACCAGCGGAAGCTGGCAGATTCGCGGTGTGCAACTTGGCGAGGCCATGGGCGCGACCGTCGAGCCGAGAGCCCGCAGCGCCGAAGGCTACGACGCCGCGATACTGGTCAAGCGCGCAGAGCATGAGCTACTGCAGACCCTGCGCCGTGCAAAAGTGCCGATCATTTGGGACATTGTGGATAGCTGGCCGCAGCCTGACGGCAACAACTGGGGACACGCTCAGTGCATGGCCTGGCTGTCCTCCGAGCTGGCGCGCATCGCCCCGCAAGCCGTCATCGCACCGACTCGCGCAATGGCTGACGATGTTCGGCTGATCGCGCGCTCGCTGCCCGTGCTGGCGCTGCCGCATCATCACCGGCCTGGCCTCGCGCCCGTGCCTGCGCGCGAAGTGCGGACGGTCGGCTACGAGGGCGGCGAGGGCTACATCGCGGCATCGCGTGCGGCTATCGAGGCGCAGTGCGTCAGCCGTGGCATGCGCTTCGTCGTCAACCCGCAGGACGTGACGCAATGCGACGTGCTGCTGGCTTGGCGCGATGCCGATGGCTACGCGGTGCGCAACTGGAAAAGCAACGTCAAGTCAGCCACGGCGCATGCACTCGGCATCCCGATCATTTGCCGGCGCGAGTCGGGATACAAAGAAATGGCCTGCGGAAATGAGATTTGGGTGGACAGCGTAGAGGCCATCGGCCCGGCGCTCATCACTGCAAAGCGCATGGGCGCGCAGTCGGTGCATCGGCCGTACAGCGTGCAGGACGCAGCGCGCACACTGGCAGACTGGCTACTGCACATTTCCACACACGGCCAAGCGTAGAGGGTACACTGTACCTGCTGCGGATAGGGGGCACCCGACAAGCTGGACACACTCGCCAGCTTCCGCAGCTCCTCACGAGTGCTCATGGAGTGATGAGATGATTCGCTTGTTTAGCAATGGCCCGTCATTCATAAAAGCCAACAGAGAATATGTCCAACGCGACGTGTTTGAGGAGCGGCTTGATGACGGAAGTGTGCGAATCGTAGATTTCGATTGCCTAGAAAGCGTAGTTGCATGGGTCAAGGCCGATGCGGCAGATTTCCTAAATCGCCTAGAGACGGCGGAATGGAAGACGGCAGGCAAAAAGAATCAAGCTCCGTGGGACGCTTTGCAGCAACTCAGGCAAACGCACTGGGAGTGATGAGGCATGCAATACACTGAAGGCAATCGTCCAGTTGCAGCATTTCTGCCATTTTGCCATTGCGGGCTCAGGCACAAATCAAGCAAGGCGTTTGAGATTTGCCAGCAAAGAAAAAAAGGGCGCGAAGCAATTGAACGCAGACAAGAACAGCTTGACGCCCGCAACAACATAATTCTTAGCAGTTTTCGAGAAGGCTTAAGCCTAAAAGATATTGGAGCCAAGTTTGGTCTAAGTGCCGAGCGAGTAAGGCAAATTGTTGCGGATGATCGCCGAAAAAAAGCACACAAAAAGAAAGAAAAACGCGACAGAGATGCGCGCATAAAAAGTTGCGCTCAATACAAAGAAAAGCACGGCAAATGGCCGACAAGGTTGTACTACCAAAGCGCTTTTTTGTCTGACAAGTCTGTAGCAATTGAATACACAGAATCCAACGATGAACGAATGGTGCTGCTTAACGATGCCACAAGCATTGCGGATTGGATAGCTTTTGATCCAGACCAAATGGAATTGCGCGCAAGAATCATTAGTCAAATTGCCAATCCCCGCGCGCTGCAGGTTGCCATCTGGGCAATCCGCCAGCGAAGCGCCGCACTAGTCGCTGTAGGTGCGCTAAATGCTGGATTGCGAAATCCTGATTGACCTGCCAATGGCACGGCGTGGCAAGCAAATGCTGCAAGCCGTCGCCGACGCCACAAGCGGCAAGGTGACGCGCCACTATCACGGTCAAAAGCCGTGGCTGGTCATGTACGGCGTCGGCCTGGAGCAGCGCCAGCGCATCATGCAATACCACGTCAATCACGGCGGCCATGTCGCGGCGTGGGATCTCGGCTATTGGGACCGCGACGAAGCCATGCGGCTATCCATTGACGGCCAGCATCCGACACCCGAGATGATTGCGCGCACCCCGACCGAAGCCCGCCGCGAGTTCCAGCTGCGCGAGGACTCAGACCCAAAAGGCCCGATTCTGCTGTGCGGCATCGGCGACAAAAGCGCCGCCAGCATGAGCCTGGGCGTCGGAGATTGGGAGCGCAAGGCCCTGCGCAAGCTAAAGTCCATGCACCCGACGGCGCCGATTCTGTGGCGTCCAAAGGGGCGCGTGGCGCGAGCATTGCCAGGCGCCCACCTTGCCCATGGCATGGCGATTGAAGACGCGCTGAAGGGCTGCAGCTTGGTCTACTGCGCGCATAGCAATGTGGCGGTTGACGCCTGCATTGCCGGCGTGCCAGTCATTTGCACCGGAGGCGCGGCGCTGGCGCTGTATGCCGACAACCCCGCGCCGACGCGGGCGCAGCGCGCGGAGTTCCTGGCCCGGCTGTCGTGGTGGAATTGGGCTTTCTCAGAGGCGGCGCAGGCCGTCGAATTTATGGAGGCAATGGCGTGAAGCTGAACATCGGATGCGGTGGGCGAAGAATCGACGGATACACGGGCGTCGATGCTGTGCAGCGGCCAGCGGCTGATATCGTCGCCAGGGCGGACAGTATCCCGCTGCCGGATGCTTCGGTTGAGGAAATCATGGCAATTCATCTTGTGGAGCATGTTCACCCGTGGGAAGTGCCGGCTTTGCTGCGTGAGTGGTGGCGGCTGCTGAAACCGGGCGGCAAGCTGGTGCTTGAAATGCCGGACCTCATCAAATGTTGCAGGAACGTTGTTGAAGGCCGAATGGTGGGAGGCAAGCACCCGGATCAACTGGGTCTTTGGGGCCTGTTCGGGGATGACAGAGGCCAAGACCCGTTCATGAGTCACAAATGGGCATGGACCTTTAAGACGTTATCGCCCTTGGTGGCAGCCGCAGGCTTTATTGATGCGCAGGAAAAGCCTACGCAATGGCACCCGGCTGGCCGCGATCATCGTGATTTCCGACTTGAGGCGATCAAAGCATGATCCGCGTCTTTACTGGCTACGACGCACGCGAGGCCATCGGCTGGCACGTCTTCGTGCATTCGCTGCTGCGCCACGCATCTCAGCCGGTAGCCGTGCATCGTGTGGACAACTGCGGGGTGCGGCACGGCACAAACGCTTTTACCTTCAGCCGCTTTCTGGTGCCGTGGCTGGCCGGTTTCCAAGGCCGCGCGATCTTTGCGGACGCCGCAGACATGCTGTGCCAAACGGACATCGCCTTGCTTGATGCGCTATTCGACCAGTCCAAAGCCGTGCAGGTAGTGCGGCATCAGTACCGGACACGCAACCCGCGCAAGTATCTCGGCACGTCCATGGAAGCCGACAACCTGGACTACGACCGCAAGAACTGGGCAAGCCTGATGCTCATCAACTGCGGGCATCCGGCCTGGCGCTGGTCAAGCCCCGGCGCCGTTGAGTGCATGCGGCCTCTGGCGATGCTGCAGTTTGGATTCCTGCGAGATTGCGAGATTGGCTCGCTGCCGGCCGACTGGAATGTGCTAGCCGACGAATCGCAGCCCACGGATGGGGCTAAAATACTCCACTGGACGGCCGGCATTCCGGCTTTCCAGCGCTACGCTGACGCCCCGGGTGCAGACCTATGGCGAGCGGAGCGGGCGAGAATGGAGGCTATCCCGTGAATCTCACCGTCATCGTCCCGCCGCCGTTTGAGCCGGTCACACTGGCCGAGGTCTACGCGCATTTGCGGCTGGACGCTGACGGCTCGCCGCTGGCGCATCCCGACGATGCCATGCTGGCGCGGCAGATTCAGACAGCCCGCGAGCACGTCGAGCTGATGACGCGCCGCGCGCTGGTGCGGCAGACCTTGCGGCTGTCGATGCGCAACCTGCCCGACACGAATGACGCGCTGCAGTACATGAGCACCCAGCAGCGCATGCGGGCCGTTGCGCGCGTGGAATTGCCACGGCCGCCGCTGGCGTCGGTGCAGTCGGTCAGCTACTACACGCAGTCCGGTGTGCTAACCACGATCGCCTCGTCCGCGTACTACGTCACCGATACTCAAGTGCCGGAACTGCGCTTCGTTGACGGCTACCCAGGCCTGTCAGTGCAGGACCGCCCGGACGCAATCCGGGTTGAGTACGTGGCGGGATACGCGCCCGAGGGCTCGCCGCCGCAGACCCAATCGGACTATGCTGCCAATGTCCCACGCAGTCTCAAGGACGCTATCCTCGTCGGCGTGCAGATGCTGTATGACAGCCTGACGCCGCAGGAGTATGAGCGGCTGGAGCGGCTGCGCGAGGCTCTTGTGCAGCCATACCGAATCCAGCACGTATGATCGGCGACCCCGTAGACGCACGCGGCCTGGACCGGCGAATCCGCATCGAGCGGAAAGTCTCCGGACGTGACGCTATGGGCGGCGAGACAATCAGCTACACGTTACGCCGCGAGGTATGGGCTAGCGTCATCTACACGCGCGGGCGCGAGGCGTATCTGTCGTCGCAAGTCACCGAGGCGACGGATATCGAGTTCCGCGTGCGCTGGTCGGCGGATATTGCTATGACGGATCGCGTGGTTTTCGATGGCGTCGTGTACGACATCCAATATCTTGCCGAGATGGGCAGGCGCCGCAAGTTGCGCATCTTGGCTAAGCAGCCGGGAGCTACACCGACATGATCGGCGGCCGAATCCTCGGGCGCAGCAGCGCGACTGATACCACGACGCAGGTCGCAGGACTAAAGGAGCTGCTGGCCGGCTTGTCGGCGCTACCTTTTGAGCTTGGCAAGAATGCCATCTATGCGGCGCTGGGCGGCGCTGGCGCGGTGGTGCGCAGAGAGGCGCAGAATCGTGTGCCGATCCTGGCGCAATCTGACCCAGCCGTGCAACGTGGCGTCCGCAAGCCCGGCACGCTGAAGCGCGCGATCCGCGTCAGCCGCAGCAAACGCAACAAGGGGCAGAATGGTCTCTGGGAGGTCATCGTCCGAGTCAAGCCGCTAAAGGGCCGACAGGTCAAAGCTTTCAAAAACACCAGCGGCAAAGCGGCGCGCGACAACCCAGACGACCCGTACTATTGGTGGTGGGTGGAGTTCGGCACCAGCAAAATGGCTGCCCGTCCATTTCTCAGGCCGGCGTTTGAGAGCACAAAAGACCAGCAGCTCGCAGCCATGCGGACACGCATGAAAGCCGGCCTAGACCGCGCTGCGCGTAAAATAGCGCAGCAAGTAAACGCCGCCAGCCGTGCCGCTTGAAACCGACATCTACCAAGCTTTGACCGCACAAACTGCGGCAGGCGACCGGGTGTATCCCATCACCGCGATACAGGGCGCAGCAATGCCGCGCGTGACGTATCAGCGCATCAGCACGGCACCCAGCAACGGCCTTACCGGCAATGCCGGCCTGGACCAAGTGAGGGTGCAGGTGGATTGCTGGGCAAAGACAATGCCAGCAGTATCTAGCCTAGCAGCCGAAGTCCGGGCGATAATGGAGGCTGCGGGCTTCAAAGCCTTGCTGCAAGCCACGTTTGACGACTACGAGATTGACACCCAGATTTTCCGGCGCAGCCTAGACTTTCGCTGCTGGGAAAAGGTCTAACCCCGAAAGGATTTCACCATGAGTTCCAACGCTCTCGAATCGCAAGGGATGACCTTGGCGATTTCTCTCACAGGTTCTCCGAGTTTCCAGGTTATTCCTGACCTGAAAGACCTTCAGTTCCGCACCGGCTCTGCAGCCGTGATTGACACCACGGACTTGAGCAGCTTGGCGAAGGAAAAGCGGATGGGGCTGGCCGACGAAGGCCAATGCACCTTCACGCTGATGATCCGCCCCAAGGAAGCCACGCATGCCGAGCTGATTACGGCAAAAAGCGACCGCCAGAAGCGGACATTCCGGGTCACCCTGACGGACACCCCGGCGCCGACCATCTACCAATTCCAGGGCTTCGTGCTTTCGGTTCCCATCGGTGGCACCGTTGATGCGGTCATCGAGTCGAACGTCACTATCGAAATCACGGGCGTCGTGACGGAGGTTTAATGATCCTCAGCCGTGATGCCATCCTGGCCGCGCAAGACCTGAAGCGCGAAGAAGTGGCCGTCCCCGAGTGGGGCGGCTCTGTGCTGGTGCGGACCATGACCGGGGCCGAGCGCGATGCGTGGGAGCAAAGCCTCGCCAATGGCGGCAAAATTGACGTTAGCAACGTCCGGGCGCGTCTAGTGGCGGCATGCACGATTGACGAAAGCGGCGCATTGCTGTTTTCGGCGGCCGATGCTCAGGCCTTGGGCGCGAAGTCAGGATCGGCGTTGGAGCGCGTGGCGAAAGTCGCGCAGCGGCTGAACGCCATTACCGAAGAAGCGCTGGAGGAGGCGAGGGGAAACTCATCCGCCGCCCCGAGCGGCGCTTCTACGTCGAGCTAGCCGACCGCTACGGGCTGCCCGTGAGCGAGATCCTGCGCCGATGGACAAGCCCGGAACTGACCGAGCTGATGGCGCTGGAAGGCCTACGGATCAACCCGCCGAAGAAGAAGCAAAGCGTGGCCGAGGCAAAATCCGTCCTGGCCGCGATGGCAAAGCGTAAAAGGTAATCATGGCCCAGCTTGGCAGCCTTGTCGTTAGTCTTGCGATGGACACCGCCAAATTCGCTGGCGATGTCGGCAAGGCTGCGCGCGACATGCAAAAGCTTACCGTGGCTGCCGGCAAGATCGGTGCGGCCATTGGGGCGGCTTTGGCTACCGCTGGCGGCGTTTTTGCGGCGATGTCGAAAAGCGCCATTGACGCAGCCGATACCACGTCGAAACTGGCGCAGAGTGTCGGCATAGCGACCGAAGAATTGTCGGCCTTGGGATATGCCGCCGAGATGGCTGGCGTTTCACAGCAGGAGCTTGGCGCAAATCTTGGCAGGCTGGCAAAACGCGCTTCGGAGGCTGCGTTTGGCGGCAGAGAGGCGCAAAGCGTTTTCGCTGCTATGGGCGTTGATGTCCGCAATGCCGAAGGCGGGTTAAAGACGACTTCGCAATTGCTGGAAGAAATAGCCGACAAGTTTGCAGGCTACAAAGACGGCGCCGAAAAAACGGCGCTGGCGCAGGAAATCTTTGGCAAATCCGGGGCAGCGTTGATTCCGCTGCTAAATGGCGGGCGTGCCGGGATTGCGGAAATGACGGCTGAAGCCCAAAAGCTGGGCATCGTGCTTACGACCGAGGCAGGCAAAGCAGCGGAGCAGTTCAACGATAACTTGTCACGGCTTACCAAAGTCAAAGATGGTTTGGTGCTGCAAATAACGCAAGCGCTGTTACCTTCTCTTGTGAGCATAAGCAATCAATTTGTTGGCTCTGCAAAAAACAGTACCAAATTTCGAGAAGCTATTGTTGAAGTAGCAAAATCGGGTTCGATTGCGTTGGCGCTGTTCGTCGAGCAAGCAGTGTTGCTGGCGCGTACCATCCGCGCTATTGGCGGATTGGGTCAAAGCATTGTTGCTGACCTTGATTTGCTGCGAACGGTTTTGTTCGCCAGCCCTCAAGAACTTCGTCAAGCTATTACTCAAGGCACAGGGGTTGTAGCGGAAGCTTTGGCAAACCGAAACCGTGTAGTGAACGAGGCCAATCAACGATACATTGATCTTTGGAACACTGATCGAACAGCGTTGAGTCGAGCGGTGCGAAATGCGTTTAGCGAAGAAGCACGCATCCTGTTCAACATACAAAACGATCCTCGTGAGCTTGCAAGGCGTCGTAGACCGCGCGCAAATCCCACGGATGAGGCGCCTATCATTGATTGGGCCAAACTGCTAGGCGCAGGCAACAGGGAAAAAGAAGTCAAACGATCCGTTGCCGCATTGTCTGAATTCGATATTGCAGCGCGGCAAATTCAAGAGCGTCTAGCCAGCCTGCAATTCGACGTAGACACCCAAGGCGCCAGCGACCGCATCAGGGGCTTGCTTGAGCTGAGACAACAAGGCGCAACGCCGGAGCAACTAAGCCGATACCTGGAGTTGACCAAAGCGATCAACGATTACGCTGAAGCACAAGCCAAGCAAGCCAAAGCAGCACGAGATGCCGCAGAGATTGAAGCCGAAGGCATGCAGATTTACGAAGCAACCCGCACGCCAATTGAGCAATTGTCCAAAGAACTTAGCCGTCTTGCGTTTCTGAGAGATCGCGGCGCAATGAGTGCAGACACTTACGCTAGAGCGGAATTTGACGCATGGGAGCGATTTGGCGAATCGGCCAAAAAAGCCAAGGAAGAAACCGACAAGTTTGCGGAGCGCGCAGCGGACAACATCCAATCGTTCCTGGGCAGCAGTTTGCAGCAAGCTATGGAGGGCAACTTCAAGAACATCGGCTCTGCGTTTACCGCGATGATCAATCGCATGGTGGCAGAGGCGCTGGCGGCAAATCTCATGCGCGCTTTGATGAGTCAGGCGGCATCGTTTGGCGGCTCCGGCTTTATCGGCACGCTGCTGAATTTTGGCGTGTCGCTGTTCGGCGGCAAGGCCATAGGCGGGCCAGTGAGCCCCGGCCGCAGCTACCTAGTCGGCGAGCGCGGTCCCGAGGTATTCACGCCGGGCACGCCGGGCGCTGTCACCAGCAATGAGGAAATGCGCCAAGGCCGATCCATCATCGTGAACGTGAAGGCTACCCCGGGCATGTCGCGGGAGACTGCCCTACAGCAAGGCCAGCAGATCGGCGCTGGCATTCAGCGGTTCATGGCGCGGGGGGCGTAATGGCATTCTTTGAACAGCGATTTGATGCGCGTCTGAGCTATGGAGCGCGCGGCGGTCCTGCGTGGAAAACTACGAAGGTCATCACGGAGAGCGGACGCCGAAACGTGGTCAAGCGCTGGCCGTACCCGCTGCACCGCTACGACGTATCGCATGCCATCAAGACCCGCGATGACTTCGAAATCGTGCGCGCGTTTTTTTACGTCGTGGCTGGGGCATTCGACGGCTTCCGGTTCAAGGACTGGAGCGACTATCAACTCACACACAACAACAGTTCGCTAGTGCAAAGCGTGAGCAGCCCCGGCGAGTGGCAGATCGTTCGCACCTACACCGTGGGCATCCGCACATTCCAGCGGCCAATTACCAAGGTGGCAATCCCTCCGCCTACGCACGTCAGGCGCACGCGCGATGGTCATAATTCCAACGTCACGGCAACGGTAGACCCTAACACGGGCATCGTGCAATTTGCCGGGCATCAGGCTGGCGACACGTATGCACTGACCGGCGAATTCGACGTGCCGGTGGCTTTTACCGACGATGCCATGCAAGCGATGATCGTGGACAGCCACGCGGACGGCGAATTCCTGCTGGAGTGGCCGAATATCGTGTTGGAAGAAATCCGCGTCTGATGAAAACCGTCCCGGCGCACATTGCCGCGCAACGCCAGGCCGGATCGGCCACGCTGGCGCACGGCCTGCGGATCACTCGGCGCGACGGCCTGATCTACGGATTCACTTCGGCCGTGGAGACTGCATTCATCGGCGGCGTGCGGTACGACGCAGCGCAGGGCCTGGACGTTTCGCAAGTCGTGTGGAATGCCGGCTTGGGTGTGGACAATCTGGAGTTGACCACGCTAGACGACGGCAGCCTGTTTACGCGCACCGAGGTTTTTGGGGGAATTTGGCAAAACGCCAAATTTGTGATTTTCGAGTACGACTACCAAAATCCGACAGCCGGGATTGATGCCCTGACAGCCGGAACTATCGGCAATGTCACACTGAGCGACGGCAAAATCACGGTCGAGCTTCGCGGGCTGCAGCAATACCTACAGCAGCCGGTCGGCGAGGTCACCAGCAAGACCTGTCGGGCGCGGCTTGGGGATGGCGCCTGCAAGGTCAATCTCACGCCATTCACTTTCACATCGTCCGTGTCGGCCGTCACCAGCCGCGCGGTATTCACCAGCAGCAACCTGGCATCGCAAGAAAACGATGCAGACTATTTCGGCGAAGGGCTGCTGACGTTCACAAGCGGCGACTGTCGAGGTATCACGCAAAAGGTGCGGACATACACCACGGCTGGGGTCATCACGCTTGCCATTGCGATGCCGGCCAACATTCAGACAGGCGACACGTTTAGCGTCATTGCCGGATGCCGCAAGCGACTTCAAGACTGCCGCGACAAATTCAGCAACGTGCTCAACTTCCAGGGCGAGCCCGATATTCAAGGCCCTGATTCCCTGACTGCACCGCCTAGCGAGGCAGTATGACGCCGGCCGATGTCGTCGCCACGGCGCGGCTGGAACTTGGCACGAAGTGGGTTCACCAGGGACGTCGGCCCGGCGTGGCGCTGGATTGCGCCGGTCTGGTCATCTGCACGGCTAGGCGCTTGGGTCTGGTGGCGGATGACTTCGACATTGGCGGCTATGGTCGCTATCCTGACGGCTCTATGTTGCGCTGGTGCCAGCAATACATGCAGCCGCTGGAGTTTCTGGAGCTTGGCGCGGTGCTGGCGCTGCAAGTTGACCGAGATCCGCAGCATCTAGGCATCGTGGGCGACTACCGGCACGGCGGCTTTTCCCTCATCCACGCGGCCAGCATCGCCGGGCGGGTCATCGAAACCCGCTTGATGTTTGCCCGTAACATGGTTTGCCGTGGTATCTACAGGCTGCCCGGCCTAAAATAGCTCATGGCTCAACTTGTCGTCAGCACCGCAGTCGCAGCCGCTACGTTTGTCGGCACGGGCGGCAATGCGTTCTTGACGCAGCTAGCCTTTGCGGGCACGTCGGCGCTGTTCGGGGCCTACAAAGCCAGCCGGCAGCGCATTGACGGCCCGAGGCTGACAGATGCCCAGGTCACCAGCGCCAGCTACGGCGAGGCGATTCCCTACGTCCTCGGATCGCGGCGCGTATCCGGGCAAGTCTGGTGGCAGAGCGAGCGCCGCGAGAATGCCACGACGACCAGCGTCGGCAAGGGCGGCGGTCCGAAGCAGACCAGCTACACCTATGAGCGGGATTTCCTGTTCGGTCTGACCAGCAACCCCAAGGGCATGCTGACCAAGGTATGGCTAAACGGGAAATTGGTCTGGTCGATATTGGGCGATGCCGAGACTATCGACAACAGCCAAAACACCGACCTATGGTCGCGCATCACGTTCTATAGCGGCGCGGACGACCAGCTACCTGATCCGACATATGAAGCCGCCGTCGGCACCGCCAATGCCCCGGCATATCGTGGTCGGTCGTCCGTGTTCATTGAGGGCATGCAGCTTGGCAATAGCGGCCAGCTTCCCAATCTGACCTTTGAGGTGCAAGAGGTCATCGATAACGGCGTCGATATCAACTACAAAGACCTAAGCGTTAACGACGCGGTTATTCAGCGCAACAGCGGCCTGAACGATCTTGCCGAAACGACAATTGCCAAGTTTAACCAAAGCGTACCGCTTGGCATTGCTGCGCAATCGTTCGTCGCGCTGGCGAACACGCCTAGCCAGTTTGAAGGCTTGGCGGCAATGACCGCAGAATGCTGGATGTATCGCACCAGCACGAACAACGATGAATCAATGCTGGCGGTGCGCAATACTTCTGGCCCGCAAATCGGCTGGAGTTTGCGCATTCAAAACGGCAAATTGTTGGCGCAGATTCTGCGGGCTGGGCAATTCCCAGTAACGCCGCAGCATCCGACGATCAACACTTTTCCAAATAATCAATGGGTGCATTGCAGGCTGCGAATCGATTCGACTGGCACATATCTGGATCAAGATGGCGTCACGGTAGACAGCCTGCCAAGTACGGCGATGCCAGATATTCCACCAACGGCTCCGCTTTCGATTGGAGGAGGAGGCGGCGCGTCCGTACCGAATGGGTTTATCGACGAAATCCGCATCAGCAACATTGCGCGCACCGGACCTGCGCCGACATCACGTTTTGAGCCGGACGCGAACACGGTCTTCCTCTGGCGCTGCGATGCGCTGCCGGATATCCAGCCCACTACCACGACCGTCCGCGCGTCCGTAGAGGCGCTCTGCGCGCGTGCGGGCATGCCTGGAGATACGTATGACGCTAGCGCCCTTAGCGCCATCATGCAGCCCGTGCGCAGCGTCATCATCGGCCAGCCTGGAGCCACGCGCGCTACGCTGGAGCAACTGCAGGCCGTCTACTTTTTCGAGAGCACGCTGTCAGACAAGCTGTATTTCCGGCCGCGCGCGACCGCGCCGGTAGCCGTGCTGCCGCGCGATGAGCTGGGCGCGGGCAACGATGCGCCGCAAGACGACGCATTCCCGATCACCGTTGAATCCGACATTGAGCTGCCGCCCCAAGTGGTGGTCCGCTACGCAAACGTATCGGACGATTATCAGGTCGGCACCGAATACAGCGACCGGCTTATCAGCGGCCAAGTGGCGCAGACGACGGTAGACCTTGCCATCGGCCTAGAGCCAGCGGAGGCCAAAGCCGTAGCCGACAAGACCCTGATGGATGGCCTGGCGGGCTTGCTCAAAAGCCGCGTAACCGTGCCGATGCGCTACAGCGCTATCGAACCCGGCGACATCGTGCAAATCATCGACGATGACGCGCGCAGCTACCGCATGCGGGTGGGCTCCAAGACCGACAGCATGGGCCTGCTGACGTGGGATGTCATTGGCGATGACGATGGCGCTTTGCTGTCCCAGGCCATCACTGACGAGGGCTATACACCGCCTGCGGACGTGACGAGGGCCAGCTCCACCCAAATCCGCGCGCTAGACATTCCTCTACTGCGTGACTCTGACGACGGCCCTGGGTACTACGTGGCAGTCAAGCCAACTGGCTCTGTGTGGCCTGGGTGTCAAGTGTTCAGCAGCACTGACGGCGTGGAATACACGACCGGAGCAACGATTGGCGACTCTGCGGTTTTTGGCACTACAGCTAGTGCATTGCAGAATTTCCTCGGTGGCTCCGTCATGGATGAGGTGTCCAGCGTGACGGTATCGGTCGGCTTAGGCGAGCTGTCCAGCACGACATATGACCATTTGCTGGCCGATGAAACGATCAACGCAATGTTGATCGGCGATGAGATCATCCGATTTATCAACGCCACCTTGGTTTCAGGCCCTGGCAATACGTACAGGCTGACGAGGCTGCTGCGTGGTCAAAAGGGCACCGAATGGGCAATCGCCGGGCACAGCATTGGCGAGCGCGCAGTATTGTTGCGTCCGCAGGGGCTGCGTAAAATCGCGCAACAGCAAACGGAAATTGACGCGCTTCGTTATCTCAAAGCGGTTACTAATGGGCAAACGCTAAGTAGCGCAACCGAGCTGCAATTTACGAATACCGGAGTTAACCAGCGCCCACTAAGCCCAGCAAACGTCACGGCCAACGTACAAACTGGCGGCAGGATTGACGTAACTTGGGCGCGCAGGTCGCGGCTGTCGGCGGTGTTTTTGGCATCGTCTGGATTGCCAATCGGCGAGGCATCCGAAGCTTACGAAGTGGAGATAGTAAACGCCTCTACCGATGACGTGGTGCGCGTGGTGCCAGTTGTCAATCAATCGCGGTTTGTATATCTAACGTCCCAACAAAGTGCAGATGGCTTTTCTTCGGGGTCATCAATTCGATTTAACGTGTACCAGATAAGTGCGACGGTGGGGCGTGGCATACCAGGCGTAACGCAAGTGACGGCAACTTTTGTGGCGCAACCACAAATCACCGATTTTGAGTTGCTGGGCGCGTTTTTGACAGGGACCGTAATCACACTTCAAATTGTTTCGGCAACATCGTCGCAAACGGTCACGTATACGACGATTTCAGGCGATGCGACGTTAGCGGGCGTTGCTACCAAGCTGGCATTGCAAATTGGCGCAGTGTCTGGATATAGCGCAACGGCAACCGGCGCCGTTGTCCGCGTGACCGGTCCAAACTCGGTGCCGTATTCCATACGCCCGCAGTTTGAACTTGTCCAAAACGGCGGTATTCAAATAGAACGAGTGCAAGCCGCAAGCCCAGAGGTGGCTGAAAGCGTTGACGAACTGTATCGTTTGGGATGGTCTCCTGCGCCGTTTATACCGTACACGGCGACGGATAAAATGTCATTGAGAATACAGCGTGTCAACGATGTTATTTTTGAGGAAGTTGTCAATGTTGGCAGCGGTTTTAACACACCCGAACTAGTAGCGCTGGCAATATCCAGCGGCGTTAATGCTAGTCCAGCCATGCAAGTGCTTAACATAAAAGCATTTGTCAGCGATTTGTATCCAAGACTCATTGAACTTAGCATTCCTGCAGAATTGGGCGACACCTTTTCGGTGTTTCGCATTAGCACTAATCCTGGGATTATTAACTATCGCGCTGAGCCGGATGTGCGAGCACAACTTGCAGGGCCAGCGAGGCCGCAAATTAGCAAGGCCACGGTGCCGTCTGTTATTACGGCCGGCGATACATACACGATTGTTGCAAAGCTAAACGATCCGGCGTTTTATGTAGCGATTGGAGGCGATACAGCTACGACAATTGCCACAGAGCTTGCATCGCTAATAGATGCCGATGCCGATTTTATCGCCACCAGCAGCGGAGCCGAAATCACGGTAACGCACGCCTCCAACAATGTGCCGTTTACACTTAGCTCGTCGGTAACACGCGGCCCGATTCTGTTTTTCCCGGTCACTATTCAGGAGGCAATCTAAGACATGGAACAGCTTACCAATCCGCCGCAAGCAACTGCGCCGGTTATCGTCAACCAGAACTTCGAAACGCTGGCTTGGGCTGCCGTCTACGGCAAGCGGCATGCCGTCACTACCGGCCTGACATGGGGATACTACGGCGGTCGATGGGGCGGATTCCCCGTGGCTGACGGGACACTGACGTTGACGAACAGCACTACAAACTACTTGGTCGTCAATCGCACGACCGGGGGGATTTCGGTGGCGACGAACACCACGAACTGGAACAATATCAACCTCTACGCGCGGGTGTATGCCATCACGACCGCAAATAGCGTGGTCACGGTAGTTGAGGACCATCGCGCAGGACCGATGGGCATCTTTGGTCATATCCCGGTTGGATCGCCAGCCGTCTAAGGAAGTCAACAATGCAACGCATCCGCAATATGGTCGCCTCGTGGTTTGAGTGGTTGGCGCGCGTCCTGCGAGGCGGCGGCGGTCCTATTGAGCCGCTGTGAAGCTGGTAGCCTGCATCCTGCTGTCGGCGATCCTGGCCCGGCACTACGGCTGGGGCTTGGCATCGCCTGAGATGGCCGGCCTGCACAGCAAGCTGCTGGGCGCCACGGCGGCGCTTGTCATGCTGGCGTTGATTGCCAGCGCCTGGCGGGATCGGCTGGTGTGGGCGACGTGCGGATACGGCGCTGTGGAGTACGGACAGACAGCCGTATGCGCGGCGGCGTACATGCACACGCCCTGGCCGATCCAGCAAGGCCAGCCAATGTGCAGCGCCTGGGCGGGCGCGGACGTGGCGTTTTTTGGACTGACTGTGGCGGCAATCGTGACGTATTGCCTTGCGTGGTCAGTGACGTGTAACAAATCCAGCCAAGGTGTGAAATCATGACGGAACGCAGAGCAGCGCAAACCATTGGCGAGCTTGACGTACACCTTAGCCACGTCCAGTCCAGGCTTGCCGAAATGGCTCTGTTAATGCAGACCATGGCAACGAAAAACGACGTCACGCGCATTGAATCCGCCATGTCGCAGCTGGCGACTAAGGCCGAGGTTGCGGCCGAAATCCACGCGATCCGGGAGGAGGTCAACCGGATCAAGCCCGTCAACATCCTGCGGCAATTCCTGCTTTTGTGCGCGGCGGTGGCGGCAGTCGGCGCCCTCTTTGGCTTGCTGCGTGAAATCGTCACCTGGGCAGATCGGGTGCCGAAATGAACTTCGATAATGCTTTCGCTTTGCTGTTGGGGCACGAGGGGGACTTTTCGGATCATCCGGCAGACCCGGGCGGCAAAACCCGCTATGGCGTGACGGAGGCCGTAGCCCGCGAGGTGGGCTATCGCGGCGACATGCGCGAGCTACCCCTTGACTTGGCGAAGCGCATCTATCGGGACAGGTACTGGCAAGCCGTGCGGGCGGACGAACTCCCGCCAGGTTTGCGCTATACGATGTTCGACGCCGCCGTCAACAGCGGCGCACGACAGGCCGTGCTGTGGCTGCAGCGCACGCTGGGTGTGACCGTGGACGGCATCATCGGCCCTCGCACACTGGCAGCCGCGAATAGCGCCGATCATCAGTCCGTCAAGGCGCTTCTGCTGGCGCAGCGGTTGCGATTCATGACCGGGCTCGCCAACTGGCCGAGCTTCAGCCGTGGCTGGGCGCGGCGCATTGCGGATCTACTGGAGTCCTGATGCGATGGACTGATGTTGGGCAGTGGCTGCAGCAGCACGCGGGCACGGGCGCGGCGCTTGTCGGCAGCCTGTTGACCGGGAACGTGCCCGGGGCTGTCGCAGCTGGCGTAGCTCTGGTCAGCAGTGCCACCGGTCATGCAGCGCCGGATCAAGCCCTGC